GTCGCGGCCAAGTGGAAGCTGCGCCGGATGCAGACCAGCCTCGTGCAGGGCCTTCAGCGCATCCGCACGGGCGAGGCGGACACCACCGCCGAAGGCTTGCTCGAAGAGATCAGCGCCAACGTGCTGGATGTGGCCAGCGAGGCGGAGAGCGGGGCGGGCGAACCGCAGCTCATGGGCGATTACTTCGCGGCCATCCAAGCGCGCATGGAGACCTTCGCCCAGGGGCGCAAGGTGATGCTCGGACTGCCCACGGGCTTCAACTACCTCGACAACATGCTCTGCGGGTTGAAGGGCGGCGAATACCTCGTCATCGCGGCCCGGCCCGGCCAGGGCAAGACCTCGATCATCCTGCAAATGGCCGAGCACATTTCCCTCAAGCACGAGAAGCCGGTGGCCGTGTTCAGCATGGAGATGACGGGCGAGAGCTTGGCGGAGCGGGTGTGGTTCAGCTTCTCGGGCGCGAACTTCCAGCACTACCGCAACGGCTTCATGGAGAACCGGGACATCCCCCGCCTGCTCTCCGCCGCGCTCAAGCTGCGCAAGGCCCCGATCTACATTGACGACTCCTGCGCCATGAACATCCAGCGCCTCTCCCTCGTGGCGCGCAAGCTCAAGCGCAAGCACGGCATCGGAGCCATCTTCGTGGACTACCTGCAGCTCATGCCCGCCACGCCGGGCCGGGAGAACGACATGCGGGCGCGCGAGTTGGCCGACATCAGCATGGGCCTCAAGCGGCTGTCCAAGGAGCTGAACCTGCCCGTGGTGGTGCTGGCCCAGATGAACCGGAACATCGAGCAGGAGGATAACAAGAACCGCAAGCCCGTGTTGAGCGACCTGAAGGACTGCGGCCAGATTGAGCAGGACGCGGACGTGGTGGGCTTCCTCTACCCGGCCAACATGAAGAAGTCGCAGATGCAGTGGGAGGACACGGGCGAGCGCCCGCCGGAGTTTGGGTTTCTCGGCCAGTTCGAGCTGCCCGAGGTGGAGGTGGAGGCCATGCGCAAAATGAAGCTGGTGCCCGACTGGACGCCGATGAATTGGAAGAAGCACCTGCGGCGGATCAACCTGCTCATCGCCAAGCAGCGCAACGGTCCCACGGGGGATTGCGCGCTGGTGTATGAGAGCGCGCGGATGCGCTTCTTGGACGCGCACCGGCCCGAGCGGGAAGAAGCGGCGGAGCCGAAGGAAGAGATGGATTTGTGAACCATGAACTTACCCACGTCTGTTTGTTCAGTGGCATTGGCGGGTTCAGCCTCGCCGCTGAAGCCTGTGGACTGCGAACTGTGGTCTTTTGCGAGCGGGACGCCGACCGGCAGCGCGACCTCGCCCACCACTGGCCGGGAGTGCCCATCGTCGGAGATGTCAACGACGTGGACGCTATCGAGCGCGCATCTGTGGCCGACGCCGAGGAGCGAGAAAACCAGCTCGGAGAATCCGGCGACGTGGCAAGCTCGCGACGATGCTGGCGACGTGGCGACTCCGCCATTGGCGATGTCCGCCAGCCTCCATTCCTCCTCACCGCCGGCGTCCCTTGCCAGCCAGCCAGTTCCGCCGGCAAGCGACTCGGCGCGGGAGATGACCGCTGGCTCTGGCCGCAGACTCTCCGCGTGGTTGAACGTCTCCGACCCCGCTGGTGCGTCTTTGAGAACCCTCTTGGACTCGCCTCATTGGCGCTCCCCGCTGCGATCCCTGGCGTGGACCTTGAAGGGCTACGGGGGCGTGCCGGACGAACCGTGTGCGAAATCATCCGAGGACTTGACCTTCTGGGATATGACCTCCCGCGAGACGGGGATGGCGTCCCTTGGATTCCGGTTGTGCCGGCTGTCGCAATCGGAGCTTTCCACGGACGCGATAGGCTTTTCCTCATCGCCCGACGCAGAGATGTGGGGCACGCCACGGGAGGCGGAACACAAGGGCTGCGGGCCGACGGGCGGGAAGAGCCATCTGCACCGCTTGGAACGGGAATACCTCGATGCCCAGGCGCAGAGCCACGCGGAACTGTGGACGACGGCCACGGTGGACGACGAGAACAACGTGAGCCGGTCCAGCGGGGAGTTCAAGAGCTTGGTGCGCGACGCGAACTGCCAGACTGGTCAACCGCCCACCTCGAACGCGGAGCCGACGGCATCACGCGGGCAACTCAACCCGGACTTTGTTTGCTGGCTCATGGGATACCCCGCCGGGTGGCTAAACTACGCGGATTTGGCAACGCCGTCGTCCCGCAAGTCGCCGCGCAAATCATCGCCGCCCTTGCACAATCGGAAGGCGTCCGATGACCGCTAAACCCCGCACCCCGGCCCGCTCCCCTGCTCTGCGTCAAAACCGGGAAGGCCAAGAATACACCTGCAAAATCTACAACGGGCGCGTGCGGATATACATCAGCGGACGGCTGTTCTTTTGCTTCAACCAACTGGATTTCCGAGGGCTATACGCATACAAGGACGACACCGCGCTTTATGGTTTGGACATTTACTTGATGGATAAAATCGGCGGCCAAACCACGATGGAAATCTATTTCAAGACCAAGGAGGCGTGGTTGAAAACGCTCGACATCATGGACACGCTGGTATGAATCCGCCCCCCAGCCAAGCCCAGCAACAACCGTGAGCGACGAGCCAGAAACACCCTTGGATGACGAGGCAGCGCGGCGCGTGTTGGCGCGGTTGCGCGTCACGCCGCATCCCATCTTCCCGTGGTTCGATGACGCCACGGCGCTGGCACACGCCCGCACAGAGGCGGGGCAGGCCACGCTGGCGCACTTCTTCGCCCGGCGCGAGAACGCCATCCGCGACGCCCAGGCGGATCCGTTCAAACATGAGCCGGATTTGCTCCACTGGAAGGATGCGGACTTGCTGCTGGCGGAGGAGGATGGAAACCCCCTCACCCCGGCCCTCTCCCCCGCAGGGGCGAGGGAGAAGACCCGGAGCCGGGAGCGCGTCTTGTTCCTCATCCTGCTCGGGGGGAATCGCTCGGCGAAGTCGCGCTATGCGGGCAAGCGGCTTATGGAGTCCGCCGTGCGGCATCCCAACTGCAAGCTGCTCTGCCTAGCGGAGAACATCGAGGCCAGCATCGAGACGCAGCAGGCGATTCTCTGGCATTACCTGCCCAACGAGTGGAAAGCGCTCAACGGCAAACAGAGCAAGAAGTATTACATCAAGTATTCCACGCACCACGGGTTCAGTGACCAGCTCCTCTCCCTGCCCAACGGCAGCAAGTTCCTGTTCAAGTCCTACCAGCAGGAGCCGACGGATTTGGAGGGGCAGATGTTTGGCATCGCCGGGACCACGGTGCCGGCGGTGTGGCCGGACGAGAACCTGCGCGTGAACTGGTGGCTCATGCTCCAGCGGCGCCTGCGCTTCCAGCAGGCGCAGCTCATTTGGAGCTTCACGCCGGTCGCGGGGATGACGCCCACCATCAAGGAGGCCGTGGGGAACGCGCCGGAAACCATCGTGAGCAAGCCCGCCGAGCTGCTGGCGGACCGCGTGAACGTGCCGGGCCTGCCCGTGGGCCACATGCCTTACATCCAGCGGCCCGTGACCAGCCGGGCGCGCGTGATCTACTTTTGGTCCGAGCTAAACCGCTTCGGCGATGGGCAGCGCACCTTCTACGACGCGGTGAAGGATGACTGCAAGAACCGGAGCAGCGAATACGTGGCGCGCATCGCCTACGGCTACACGCGGGACACGGTGGGCCGACCCTTCCCCAAGTTTGGGTCGTGGAACGTGGTCGCGCCCGAGCTGATCCCCAAGGAAGGCACGGACTACATGTTCACGGACCCGGCGGGTGCGCGCAACTGGGCCGCGCTCTGGCTGCGCGTGGCCCCGGACGACAAGTTCTACATCCTCGCGGACTGGCCGGACGCCACGACCTACGGCGAGTGGGCGGTGCCCAACGTGGACAGCAGCGGCGACAACCTGGGCAAGCTCTACAAGGTGGGCAGCGCGCAGAACTCGCTGGGGCTGGGCACGCAGCAGCTCAAGCGCGTGTGGCGGGCCTTCGAGGCCGAGCGGGGCATCGCGCCCTTCGCGCGCTTCATTGACCCGCGCGCCGGCAGAAATCCCCACGCGGACGCGCACGGCGGGACGTGCCTCATCGAGCAGCTCGCGCTGGAGGACGAAGGCGACGACGGAGAAGTGATCGAAGGCATGGAGTTCCTGCCCGCCAGCGGCACGGACCAAGAGACGCGCATCGGCGAGGTGAACAAGCTGCTGCATTGGGAAGACCAAAAACCGTTCGACGCGGTGGCGAACTGCCCCCGCCTCTACGTCAGCCGCGAGGCGCAGCAAGTCATCGGCGCGCTGACGCACTGGCCGGGGCCAGCGGGCGGCGAGAAGCACGCGTGGAAGGACTTTGCGGACTTGCTCTGCTATCTGGCGATGGCGGATTTGCAGCACCGCGACGTGAGCGAGGAGGTTTGTTATGTGTAA